TGACCCTATTTTTACCGTAAAAATTATGATCTCCCAATTAACTCAGATCCCCCTCGTGATTGATGACAAGAGTGGTGACCCTATTTTAGTTGGTTGAAGAATGCTAATAACTTTATTTGCTTTCAGAAGATCATATAATTACACCGACCAAAAAGGTAAATGAGACAAAAGTGATTTTTCAGTGACCATTATAGATTTGACAACTATATTTCAAATAATTTGACAGATGTTGCTTTTTAATTTTATCCAATATGATATTATTGATGACATAAATGATTTCATTGTAAGTATTTTGACTTTCCTTTTTGATATAGTGTTTCAATTGACTGAAAAATTCTTCTATCGCATTAGTCTCTGGATGATACGGAACACTATACAAAAGGTAATTATTTGATCCATCAATATGAATACGAATCTTTTTAGATTTATGAATAACAGCATTATCCATGATAATCAAATATCCGTTATATTGATCCTTTATAAATTGATCATAAAATTCAATGATATTTTGTGTTTTAACACCACCTTTTAAATTTTCATATAGTATCCAACCAATTACTTTGTCAGCAGAAATCGCACATAACATATTGTATTTTTGTATGGATACTTATTTGTCTTTTTGGTAACACGTGTACCACTCTTACTTCTTCCATAACTTAATAACATATTCAAATAGATGGAAGTTTCATCCAAACAAATTATTTGTTTATAATTGAATTGGTTAAGTGCTTGATAAAATTGAATTAAATCTTGTTTCTCAGTCGTTGAACGCCCTTCTGGATAATATTTATTCCTTAATCTTTTACGAGTTATCTTTTGACTCCTCATAATGTTGTGAATACTCATATCGGATAAATGAACACCAAATTTATCGTCAATAAGTTTAGAGAATTCCCACAAAGTTGTGGTTGGATATGATTTGACATATTGTTTCACAAATAATTTGATTTCCGGAGTTATTTTAGTTCTAAATTCTCGTCTAATATATCTATTTACATTACCTTGTTCTCTATACTTGTTGATCCATCGAGACAATGATTGATAACGACATCCAAAAATTGGTTAGTTGGTTGGCTGACCTTTGGGGGCTATGGGGAACTGTAGTTCCCAAAAAATTTGATTCATATATTTTTACCATTATTCAGCGGAAGTAAGAAATGCAAACGACCGAACAAATGATCCAACAACATAATGCTAGGATTCATGAACATGCTGCTAAGATTTATGTACATCAAGTCGCTATCCAGCGTGAGCAAAAACAAATCGACGATCTGTTCTTGGCTAAATCATCCATAAATCCAATTGAACTGTGTCTTACTGGTAAAAACATTGTGGACGCTGAAGTAATCACATTGGCAAGGTCTCTACAAGTTAGTCCTAGTTTGACCGCACTCAATCTCAGTCATAATCAAATTGGAGATTGTGGCGCATATGCTCTAGCATTGGCATTGACAGTCAACCGTAGTTTGATTTCACTCAACCTTGGATCCAATCAAATCGGAGACGTTGGTGCAAGTGCGTTGGCGGCCGTTCTGCGAACCAATCATAATTTAATTTCTCTCACTTTAAATTACAACAAACTCGGTGCAATTGGGGCACAAGCCTTGGCTAAGGCACTGTATGACAATCGTTGTTTGACCATCCTCGATCTCAGTATGAATCACATTGGGGAAACTGGTGCACATGCCCTAATTGACGCACTACAAATCAATCACACTTTAACCTCTATTAATATTTGCCAAAATTCGTCTTGTGGGGGATGGGTCACTCGGACTATACCACACAAGATTCCGATTAAAGTGGCACCCAAAAAAAGTGAAAGTTCGGTCAAACAACCGACGCATACTGCTCGTATGCCAACCCAAGCAGAATGGGACTCGTTGGATTATGAAGCCAAATTAACCAGACATGAGATTCCTATTCATGAGCAGACCCAAACAGAAAAGGAATCATTGGATTACGAGGCTACGATTCCCATTCGTATGCCAACCCAAACAGAATGGGATTCATTGGATTATGAAGCCAAACTAGCCAGACCTGAAATGACGACCAGGAAACCACCACCATATAAACCGATGCTTGACCCACATGCATGTAGAGTCTCGCCAGATTTTTGGCATACTGTATTGGATGATGATATATTCACTGGAATGTGAATATAAATGTGAATGATAGTGTATGAAGTTGGTTTAAGTTCTTTGGTAACTGGTGTTAGGTAACTGGTGCGATGGGTCGGTCATCATTTTGGGTTGATGTTGCCCAAAGGAGGAGATTTTAAGGAAATTATGTCGTCACCGATAACACCCTTATAAATTCGTTCAAAAACTATTTAAAGAATATGATCAATAGTATACTATTGTTGATCATGTCACATAAGATCGAAAGTCGTGAACAACGAATCATTCGTCCACTACTTGAATTCTTTTCTAAAGAAACCAATTTTAAAGTTTTTTTGGACATTGTGGTCTTTAAAACTCGTAATATCCCTTTGAGGTTATTGGATTGGTTTGTGACCAACTATTCAAAGAAGAACGATGTTTCCTACAATATTCGAAGACCCAATAATACTCTGGAGAATTTTTGTGTTTTTCGAAGTTATCGTGCACAATTGAAAGGATGTAAAAAAAAGGAATTTGATCCCTTCTGTCGCGGTGACACCATCATGTTGGAGTACGATTCCCCAATTGATGTTTCAAAAGTGGCATTTGAAACGGCTGTGTGTCAATTAAAATTCTTCAAATGGGCAATTGAAAATCTGGTTCTCTACTATATTGAGACTAACTTTGATCAGATCTACGACGACATGAAGGATAATTCCAGTAAATATCAAAAAAATCCCACGGACACCCAGAAAAAGAAAAAAAATGAACTATCAAAGTCAATTTTCCAACAAATTCATATTTCAAGTCAAAATGTGACCTTTAACTTCCCTAAAACACCATCTGACCCAGTCGTCTGCGTCCACTAGATGGCATTATTGTCGCCATTTTTTACCACAGAAACAACAGGTGATATGGATGGTCATTGGTTCATCGGCACTACGATCTTGTCGTTCGAAGAAGGTACATTTATTTCGGTGACACCGACTACACGTGAATAATGCGGTTGTGGCCTCAGGATCTTGAGTTAATTTCTCAATATCTGATTTCTTCTTTTCAATAAATGTCCTCCACCGTTCACTATGCATATCTTGGGGGTTCAATTCAACCAATTTGTCCAATGGTAATTGTAGTGAATTGATTTTTTCAATAAATTCTGCGTTATTAATTTCATTATCAGTTTTCAAGTTACTGATAATGTGTCGAGCCGTGGTTAAATACATTGACTTATACGCGTTATAATCTTTTTCTTGAAATAATTTGGTAGCATCGCGTGTGACTTTATTTCGAATAGCCATTTCCAATGGGACAATTAAATCCGGTTTAATTTGTGTTTTACCCAATTGTTCGATGACCCGATCAATATATAGAGATAATTGTGAATTAAAGATGTCAGTTGGGAGGCTGTCAGTCAGATGACCATCAATTGGGAGGCTGTCAGTCAGATGACCATCAATTGGGAGGCTGACAGTTGGGAGGTCACCAGTTGGTTTCACTTTAATTTTAATTTTAATCATTTTATTTGTCAATTAATATGATTAAAAAGACATAATCAAATTTTCTTAAAGATAATTAAGTCGGAATTGTTTAGCATTATTGAACACTGTTCGAATACTGGTTCCACTGAACGGCGACTGAAGTTGATCGCTACTTCCACCACCAGTCTGTTCGACCTTTTTGGGGAAGTCTAATGAATATCCCTTATTATAAAAGAACCTTTGGAAACTACTATTGATCTGCTCAATACCGTATTGACTCTCACCCGATAGGATCATATCTTCTTTAATTTGACGTGATAGATTATTAAGATCGATTGCCTGATCCGTAAACAAGTTATCGGTGTTGAACCGATCGATCAATTGTTTGATATATTTCAATTGGGACTCAGATAATGTCAAGTGATCACTAAGGAGCAGTTCAATTAAATCGTCTGATGTATAGGGAATTAACAATAAATAATTGGGAAACACATGTTCGAAATTCTTGACGATATTAATGTTATTGGTGGTCATAATTAAACCACACGAACCCACATTGAGATCCAGATAATTGAGCAATTTATCCGATGTCTCTGTTGACGCAACGGTAGGGTTCTTGTCAAACATACACACATGTCCCAATAGACTATCTAGTTTATGAGGATCCCGCACATCCATTTCAGACACAAAGAACCCCAAGTGCTCACAAATCAGAGAGATTGCCTTAATAAAGGCACCCTTATTGGATCCATGTGGACCAATGATCAAATAATTCATCAGATTCTCAAATACATAAATCGATGACTTGGAGAAGAGGTAAATCTGAGAATATAATAGTCTTCGAATGTGTTGCCTAGATTGCCCTTGAATCGCATCAATTTCACCAATGATTTTAAGGATCGAGGTCCTAACAGTTTCCGTCGTAAACAATGTTTGGAACTGTTCCAATTGCGACTTTAACTGACCGAGATATTGACCACTATTGCTGTGCTGTGCGATCCGATTGATCAATAAGGTGTGTTTGGAACCGATCACATCCTTGATGAATTGGTCATCTTCGACAGATTTGAGTAACTGTTCTCGTGATAGTAAGTTGGCATTGAGAATGTCGGTCATATTGTCAGTCAATTGAGATAACGGTACAATAGTCATTTCCATCTCCTTTTTAAAGGTCATATATAACCCTTTATTGAGGAAGAATTTTTTAACGGTCATGGTGATGTTAGCAATCTCATACGGTTGATTTTGTGAGGCAATGATCAACGAATCTCGTAGCATTTGGTCGGATAAAATTAGCATATCTTTCGCTTGACATTTGAATAATTTATAGTTCATAGAAATTAATTGTTTTATGTGGTCGATTTGCAATGGAGGTAAATTTTGTCTCAAATTAGTCAATAAAATCTCCGCTAAATCAGATCCAGTATAATCAGTCAAATAGATCGTGTTGGGAAACCTTTGCCTCATCTGTTCGTCAAATCCTAAAAACCGTTGTGCTTCCTGATCATCATCTCGAACCACTAAATAGATTCGCGATGGATCGTAGTGATGTATGTCATTGGTTACGATCAAGCCACAACCACCGTCTTCAATCGCATCCGATTCTAAACGTGGTGTATCAATTAGACCTAAATGATAGTATAGATTGGCCAATACCTGAGCAATTTTAGTCCGACCAGTTCCATGGTGTCCAACCACTAAATAATTACATGATAAATCAGAAGATAAAGTAAAATAATAGATGGCTCGATAAATTAAACCCCTGACATGTTGGCGAGATTGACCCAAGAGGGTGCGTGTCATTTTCAAAGCATCCAGTACATGTTGACGCTTGTCATTAATCAATTCAGGTGTGATCGTGTCTAACATTTGAAGTCTGTCCGAATTGGAAGCGTGGGCGATCAGGTAGTTTTTCTCTGAGTTCAATAATTTGGTAATAAATTCGTCATCATCCAGACTTTTAGATACCAGATCCTCAATGTAATTGAAAGCCAAACTTTTATCACCCGATAATTTGGTTAAATTATATGTGATTTCCGTAGGAATTTCGAAACTATTGGACCGTACGTTAGGGTAGATGACGGGCAACATCTCTATATTATGTTCGCGGATTTCATCAGGGGTTAATAATTGTTTACATTGATCTAATAACATTTTAAAAACAACACGATCATCCAATAGAGAATGTTGATCTCCCACAGGATCGTATTGGGGATTTTTGATCCAAGCGATACAGTTTTCCTTGGTATACATCAATATAATATATAATATTATATATTTAAAATTATTTACTTAGACTTGCTATAAATGGAATATTTAGTCCAATTTAACTATGATTTTAATAACGGAAATATTAAAATCCGCAATAATTACGTGGACCCATCGATCGACTACCGAACTGGGGACGGACAAGATGTCGGACAAGATGTCGGACAAGATGTCGGACAAGATGTCGGACAAGATGTCG